ATCTCTGTCGGAGTAGCAGTCCTGCGTATTATTACGACGCAGCCTATCAACCAAAAGTAGAAAGAAGACGATGAACCGCTTTTATGTGTATGAGCATATTCGTTCAGATACTGGAGCGGTGTTTTACGTCGGGAAAGGCTCTGGGGATAGGATATGGATTGAAGCAGATAAAAATCCATACTGGAAAAACGTAGCGAAAAAGTGTGGGAAAGTAATAAAAAGAAAAATCATCAAAAACATTGATGAAGAACTCGCTTTTTTAGTAGAGTGCGAACGCATAGATCAACTTTTGCGACTTGGATATAAACTTACAAATTTAACCTCTGGCGGCGAAGGCTCATCAAACCCTTCACAAGAAACTAGAAAGAAAATGTCTGAATCTCATTTAGGTGCGAAAAATGCAAGATTTTCATTAAACAGCAGAAGGCAAAGACTTTTAAGAAAAGAATTTGTTCCAAAAGATGTCATGCGTGAAAACATGAGGAAAAATCATTGGAGCAAGACAGGAAAATATACTCCTGTTGCACATGAGTTCAGTGAAGAAACAAGACTAAAAATGAGTCTTGCAAAGAAAAATCTTCCTGAAATTGAATGCCCGCATTGCGGACATAAAGCGAAGCCAGTAACAATTCGTCGCTGGCACAATAAAAATTGTAAGCTGAAAGGAAAAACAAATGGCTGACAAGAAAAATTCTATTTTTTTAGACGGTGTTGAGTACGACTTTAACGAAATGACTCAAGAGCAGCAGGTGCTGGTTAATCACGTAGCGGACTTGGACAGGAAGCTCTCCTCTGCTCGGTTTAACGTGGATCAGCTTCAGGTTGGCCGGAATGCGTTCTTTGGGATGCTGAAAGAAGCTCTGGAGAAAAAAGAAGAAGCTAAGGAGTCGTAATGGAAAGTCAGGGGCTATTCAATATTGCTGTGATGTGCGCTGGTGCTTTTGGTGGTTTCCTTCTGAGGTCTGTTTTGGATTCAATTAAGGAACTCAAAGGTACTGATGATGTGCTTCATAAACGCGTTACTGAATTAGCCTCTGACATACCCGCTACTTATGTTCGTCGAGACGATTTCATTCAACACCTCAACCGGATTGAAAACACTCTTGCGAGGATTGAAGAAAAGATCGACGAGAAGGCTGATAAATGATTATTGAATCCATCATTGGAGCATTGTTGCCGGTTGCTGTTGAGGGCGGTAAACAGCTAATCACCAACTTCTTTGGTGGCGTCAAACCTACCACCATTGACGAGCAGATAAAACTCAATGACAACGAAGTCAAGCGTCTTGAGGCGCTGGCTAAACTTGATGCGCCGATTGGCACGCCTTCTCAATGGGTAGTTGATCTACGAGCTTCTGCTAGATACATTGGAGCATTGACTGTAATAGGTGTCGGAATCTCAACCCTCTATTATCCAGTGGATGATGCAATCAGAACTATCGCTCTTGAGGCGGCAAACATTGCATTCGGTTTCCTGTTTGGTTCTCGGATTGTTGCCGGTTGGGCTAAAAAGTGAAAGAGAATTGGGAAACGTCTTTTGATGAGGTAATTAGATCAGAGGGCGGTTTTGTATTGACTGACATTGCTGGTGATTTGGGCGGTCAGACCTACGCAGGTATCGCAAGAAAGCCTAACCCTAGCTGGGTTGGCTGGAAGTTGATTGACGACGGTGTAATGCCAAATAAGACTATGGTGATGGACTTCTACAAGACAATCTGGAACTCAGTAAAGTGTGATGATCTTCCTGCTGGAGTAGATTATTTGATCTACGACTTTGCCGTAAACGCAGGAGCAGGCCAATCTGCCAAACTTTTGCAACGCGCTGTAGGCGTTCCCGCTGACGGCAAGATAGGGCCGATTACTCTGGCTGCGGTCAATAGTAAAGACGTAAAAGAATTGATTGATTTGTTTACTGAACAGAAAAAGGCTTTCTACAATCTGATAGTGCAAAACAGACATGAGCAAGTAAAATTTCTCAAGGGCTGGATGAACCGTTTAAATCACTCAAAAGAAACAGCGTCACAAATGGTGTGAAATGTTAGTGATATGTCAAGCATTTTGCTAACATATTGCCCAAAGGAGCATTAAATGACTGTTGCGGCAGTAATGACATACGACTCTTTGGTATCCGACATAAGTTCATATCTTGAACGCACTGATACGGCTACTTTGGAGAAAATACCGACTTTTATTATGTTGGCCGAACAGGTTATTGCTAATGATATCAAGTTTCTTGGGAATTTGACTGTTCAGGCGAGCAATATGGTGCAGGGTAATCCAGTTATAGATAAGCCTGCCCGTTGGCGCAAAACGGTATCTATGAATGTTACCGTTGATGGGCAGAGATATCCGGTTTTGCTCAGAAAATACGAGTATCTCCGTGAATATGCCCCTAATCCTACGGCTGAAGGCCAGCCAAAGTATTACGCGGATTATGACTATACCCATTGGCTGGTGGCTCCAACCCCTGCTGATGACTATGCTTTTGAGGTTGTTTATTACGAGAGAGTTCAGCCGCTTGATTCATCGAATCAGACTAACTGGTTCACTATTTATGCTCCTCAAGCAATGCTTTATGGTTCGTTGCTGCAAGCTATGCCATTCCTGAAAAACGACGAAAGAATTCCTTTGTGGCAGGCGCAATACACGCAAGTAATCAATTCTCTGAAGGCGGAAGATATCCAGAGGATTGCCGATAGACAAGCCAACGCTTTGGATACCTGATTATGAGCTATAACAGTCCATTTACAGGAAACGTAGTCCAGCCGACTGATGTTTCCTATCGTGCTTTTACCATCTCTGCCAATACTCAGCTTGAATGGCCGATCAATGGAAATGCCACTGATGACTATGCTGCTAGGATTATGGAAGTTACGGCTTCCGCTGGAAGCCTTGAGCTTTGGATGCCTCCGGCAAATCAAGCGTCTGTTGGGCAAGACGCACTTATTCGAAATGTTGGCGGTAATACCTTTACGGTAAAGGATTACGACGGTGGTAATACGATCATTTCCGTTGCCGCTGGTGAGTCAAAGTATATCTATATCACTGACAATCCAGATGAAGAGGGTACTTGGGGAATTATTGCTTTTGGAGTAGGAACTTCAAACGCTGATGCGGCGACTCTTGCCGGCTATGGATTGATGGCATCAGGAGCTACTCTCAACCAATCCTCTCCGGTAACACTGTTTTCAACTGGCAGGACGGCGACCACAACCGATAGAGCTGCATTGTTGGTTTGGTCTGGAGGGGCGGGAACTCTTACCCTTGATCTTGCTGCCACGCTTGGAGACGACTGGTTTGTTCAGGTAAGGAATGCAGGAACTGGTCTTTTGACTGTTGCATGTAGCGGCTCTGATGTATTTAACGGCTCTGCAACGGTTGGCCTTCAGCCAAGTGATTCTTGCTTTATTGCTTGTTCTGGTACCGCCTTTTATTCGGTGGGGCTAGGTAAAAATGCGCAGTTTAACTTTTCTCAACTTGTTAAGACGGTATCTTCTGGAACATACACGCTTACAGCTTCTGAGGCATCAAACGTAATTCAGAAGTATGTCAGTGTCGGTGATTTGACTGGCAACGTTACGATTGAAGTTCCGCCGACCATTCAAGTTTATTACATACAAAATGCAACTGCCGGTGGCGTATCGAATTACACGATAACTCTTACAACCGGAGTATCTGGTGGAAGTAATGCAATTATTGCCGCGGGTCAACAAGCGACTCTTATCTGTGATTCTGTAAATCTTGTAAATGCCAACACTGTTCTTGCCGGATCTTCTGCTATTAGCCTTATTGACGGAACTGTTGCTACTCCTTCATTAAACTTTGGTTCCGAGACTTCAACTGGTATTTATCGTCCAAATTCTGGTGAATTTGGTATATCTATTCTTGGAAATCAAAGGGCTGTAATTAGCGCTACAGGCATAACAATCACTGGCTCTGGAACGTTTTCTGGCGGTATATCTGGAGGCGTATTTACGTGACGAAAAGAGTATTTGCGCTAGATACAAAGCCCGGAATCCAGCGGGACGGGACTGTTCTCGATAAGCAGTTCTATAACGATGGGCAATGGGTTCGTTTTCAGCGCGGTCGTCCTAGAAAAATAGGTGGTTATCGTGAAATGACCAATGAGTTTGATGGTTATTCACGAGGTATTTATGTTGAATCCGAAGATGGATATAACAGGATTTTCAACGGTTACAACAATGGCGTCCAAAGATTCCTTTGCGATAACAATGGAATTGGTTCTGGAATCACTGAGTATGACTTTGGCGGAATTATTCTTACTCTGAACAATCTTGTTGGCGGATCTTCATATACCAATGGCTCTTACACAAACGTTCCCTTGACGGGCGGAAGTGGATTCTCTGCAACGGCAGACATCACTGTATCTGGTGGAGTAGTAACTGTAGTAACCATAGTCAATGACGGATATGGATACATGGTTGGCGATCAGCTTTCCGCTTCTGATGCAAATTTGGGCGGTGGTGGCGGATCTGGTTTTACGATAGATGTTGCCACAGTAGAGCAAAAATTTGAACAAAGCAATTTGAATCTTTGGCAATTTGATGGATTTTTTGACTCTACTGGCGGAACGAACAATCTTTTACTTGCTCATGCAGGAAAAAATCTTCTTGCTATAGATAATACTGTCACATCTGCTTTGCTTACAGGAAGCCCATCTGGCGACAATTTGTATGCAGTAAAAGATTCTCAAGGCTCTTCGCCTACAGGAGATTACATTGAAATATCTGGTGGTGTCGTTGCTCTTCATCCTTACGTTTTTGTTTACGGCGACAATGGTCTAATCAAAAACTGTTCTGCTGGTAACGTATTTGACTGGAATAGTGCTGATGCCAACGAGGTAAACGTATCAAGTCAAAAGATTGTCAAAGGAATGCCTGTTCGGGGCGGCTCAAACTCTCCATCGGGTCTTTTCTGGGCGCTTGATAGCCTGATTAAGGTTAGCTATGCACCCACTACTGTGGGCGGACAAACACTTTACTGGCGATATGACATCATCGGAAACACCTCGATATTGTCCAGTCAGTGCGTTATGGAATATGACGGTATCTATTATTGGATTGGCGTTGATAGGTTCTTGCTATACAACGGAACGATCAAAGAGATACCAAATCAGATGAATCAAAACTGGTTTTTTGACAATCTGAATTACTCGCAAAGGCAGAAGGTATGGGCTACTAAGGTTCCCCGTTTTGGCGAGATATGGTGGTTCTACCCGCGTGGTGATTCTACGGAATGCAATGATGCAATCATCTTTAATATTCGTGAAGGCACTTGGTATGATGCTGGAACCGCTCTGGGTTCTCGCAGAACTGCTGGGTATTTTTCTCAGGTCTTTGCCTATCCGGTAATGGCTGGAGAGGATCTTTCTGAGCAAGAAACGGTTCTTACTCAGAATATTGAAACTCTCAATGGATCGAATGTTGTAGTAACTGCGATTAGTGAGAATATTGCGGCAAACCTTCTTTTGATTGCCACCGGAGTTCCTTCTGGCGTAACGATTATAGATGTGCAGCCATGTCAGGCAAACTTTGATGCCACCATATCTGGAACGACGCTTACCGTTACCGCGGTAAATTACGGGACATTGAAGGTTGGTCAGGTTATCTCTGGCACAAGCGTTACCCCCGGTACCACGATCACTGCAT